ACAAACACTAGTTTTACGGAAAGCTGATTGTACCTTCTTACTGTAAATTACAGGAGAGAAGTTACCATTAGGTAGATTTCCATAACCAGTTGCAGTCTTAAAAGCCATTGGTTATCTCCTTTCGGCTATATCGAAACGAGCCAACTTTGACAGTTACAAGGCTACATCTTTAGGGTGTAGGATAAACCTGGCCTAACGATTGTAGGTAGTTGATACTTCTAGAGTTAGCATGAACAGGAGGTGGTCTATAAAAGAGGCTCCTAAAAGGAACTAGCCAATGTTTATCATCAGCTAGTTTTATAATTGTATATAGTATATCACATTTGAATTAATTTGTCAAGAACTTTATCTAGCACCAGCAGTTAAATCATACACAAATGTACCATTTCTTACAGATTCTGAGATAGCTTCTTCATATTTATCCCAATCCTGACCACTAAGATTTTTTACTCTGGACTCTGACCAAACATTTCTGTCTTGATTTGCAGGTTCACTGGATCTAGAAGTCTTAGAGACTGCCTTGGCTGCATCTTTATTTGACTTAGTTTTGTTAGTTTTTTTAGTTTCTAACTTATATAGATCAATTGCTTTTGCAGCAGCTCTAGGATCATTATCATTTTCATACAAAGCTGATTGTATCCATTTAGGTTGATCTGCAACCCAATCATGGAACTCTTGATCTGCTCTTATCTCTGCAAAATCAGGATGTAGCTTCTCTAGCTCACTCTCTGCTTTCTCTAGCTGTACTTTAGTCTTTAACTCATCAACGTATTTAAGTTTTTCTTCTACGTCTTTACGAGCTTCTACAGCTTTCTTTGTTGCAATAGTTTCTACTATCTTAGCAACATCAGGATATTTTTCTGTCCATTCTTCTAACTCTTCATCAGTTTTAGGCAACTTTACCTGCTTACGTGTTAAGCTTTCAACCTGTTCCTGGAGCTTACGTAATTCATTAGTATGTTGCTCTTGTAACTGTTGAGAGTGTCTTCTAAGATCTCCATATCTTTTCTTAAATGTTTTTTCTTCTGGTTCTAGATTTTCTTCTGGCTCTGCCTCTTCTTGACTGCGTTGAGCCTCTAGTTCTTCTATTTCTTTGTCTACTTCTTCTATAGATTCTCTTTTGTAGCGTTTATTCATAGGTGCGGTTTTTACTTCTTGTTGTACTGATTCCATTTTAGTTTCTTTCTTTTGGGGGCATCTAGTAGCTTTTCACCATGAAAAGGGTAGAAGGTAGCCCATACTTATGTCACACTATTGTAGTATCTTGAGGTGACATTAAACCTTGAAGAGGAAAATAACCAATTCCAGGTATATATACATTCTTATCTTTAAGGTCTGCTATTACGTCATTTACTTTATTTACTTTTATATCTTTATCCTTTATTGTACCATCTAACTCATCATCATCTGAATCTCCAGGTTGACTTGCTTCTGCTTCTGCTTTTTCTCTTTCTCTAGCACGTGCTTCAGTAACTTCAACCCCTAATACCTCTTCAGCAAATCTTCCTAGACCAAACAAACCTTTTTCTACCATAGTTGGATTTTCAATCTTAGAAAAAATTTCTTGTAGCTCCGTCTGATCTTTTTCTTTATTTTTTTCTTTTTGTTTAGCTTTTTCTAATTCTGGTACAGTGTTATATTCATCTATATCTGCTGTTTCATTTTGATTTGGTCCAGGATCAAAGCCACCAAAATCCCTCCCAGGATCTTCTGTACCTGAACCTGTATCGTTAATTTCATTAGGAGGATTAGATGCACCTGTAGCTTCACTAGGACTATTTGGTCCACCACTAGGATTTCCACCACCAGTACCAGAACCATCATCACCAGAAGTAGAACCACCAGGAGCAAACCTTAATGGCTCTGGACACATCATACCTTTTGGTTTAGAAGATGCAATAATAAGTGTACCTTTAGATACAGCCTCTTCACCTTCTTCTGGTTTTTCTGATTCTAAGAACTTCATCTCTTTGTCATCTTCTTCAGGCTCACCATTCTTATCAACATTCTGGATCATACCTAGATCTTCCATCTGTTGTATCTCTGATAATACCTGACGATGCATATCCATGATACGCTCTAGTCCTAAATACCTTACAACATTAGCAGGTAGTACGTATTCACCTTCTGACAACATTGCAGGTATATCATCAGCTACTTCTTCTGGTTTAGCTAATGGTGGTGGATCACCTTCATCATCCTTTTCTTCTTTCTTACCATCAAAATCTGCTGTACCACCTTCATCAAATCTAGCTACATCATCATTAGGATCAGCTTCACCACCTACAGGGTTTACTTCATCATAAAAATAATCTGCATCTATATTTAGTTCTGAATCAGAATCTCTACCTGCATCAAACCCACCTGAGAATAAACTTTTTATAAATGAGAAATCTACAGGACCACTTCCAGCATCTATATCATCCCCTTCAAATTCACCACCCATAGGTTGAGCTTCATCTGCAAAATAATCAAAATCTACTTCAGATCGTTCTCTTGTTTCTCTATTTCTTTCTGGATCTAATTCATTACCAGATCCTATTTCATTAGCATCTTCCATAGGAATACTATCTACAATAGAATAGTTAGGTGAAAAATCATCACTTTCTCCACCTTCTTCAGCAAATGATTCATCCTCCATTGCTCTAATCTCACTAGGATTTAATTGAGTTTCAGATCTTTCATTAGCAAGAGCAAGATTAATATCATTAGTTCTTCTTGGTGGTGGTACAACTTCACCCATAGGTGGTTCTATTCCTGGTAGTGGTGAACCTGCTGGATCACCTAAATTTTCTCTGGTTAGGACACCTTCTGTTCTTGCATCATTATCTATATCTACTTTATCAAACTGTGTTCCAGCACCAAATGTCATTGTACCACTTCCTGCATCTCCTCTTGGAAGACTTTCAGCTTCTTCTGAAATAACAGGATCAGAGAATAATTCTTTTGTTTGTTTAGCAGTATCTGATGTATCTATTACTGGACCCATTGAAGCTGTCATGTCTTTAAATTTTTCTTGTAAAGTTTTAATTCCATCTATACTAATTTTTTCAGCTGCACCTGCTGGTTTGACACCTATAATTTCATTAACTGCCTCACGCAAATAGTTATATATGCTAAAGCTATCGTTATCATTTAACTTATCTACTTCTTTTTCTATGTTTTTACTTTTTAATAGATTATCTACTACTCCTGATGCAGATCTAGCTGGCCCTGTCCCTAACACCTCTAAAAGATCTCTAGCATTTTGAATTTGTTTAAGAGTTTTTATTGTTTCTTTATCTTTTAAGATATCACGAAATCTATCCATAGCACGATCTACATTATCATCTAACCTATCTTCATTAGGATTACTTTGAGTTTCGGATTGATCTGATGAAAAGCCTAAATCAGACATTTGACCACTTGTAGAAAGTTTAGATACTAACATATCTCTACCTACATCTTTACTCAATGGGTTTTTATTATATTCTTTAATTAATTTTTCAACAGCATCTGATCCAAAAGGAAGTTTTGGAGTTTTTGTTGTGCTTCTTCCTGTAAAACTACTGTTTACTCCCTCCCACCCATCTGTTGTTCGTACTTTCTTACCTGTTTTTGGGTTAATTGTTACATTACCACCTATTCCTATTCTATTAATAAGATCATTAGCATTTTCTGATGAAGGTTCTCTTACATAATTATATAATTCTTTACTTGCTATTTCTACTATTAATGCTTTAGCTAATTTATTTTGAGTTTCAGGAGTAAAAATATCAGTATCTTTATATCCTAATCGTTTCTGTAAATTTTCTACTATTGGGCTATTTGTATTATAGTTATTTGCTAATAGTTGAAATGCACCTACTGCTGAAGTACCGTTTTCTCCTCTATTTATTTTTCCTTTAGTTGCATTAACTAATGCTCTACCAAATTCTTTTACTTCTTTAAAAGTCATTTTACTTATAGGTTTATTTGCGGTAGGTGTATTCCTTTCAGGATCAGGTTGACCAGGTTTTAAAAACCTACCATATCCAAATACAGTATCATAAGGATTTAATTTTTTTCTACTTCTTTTGTCAAAATTTGTTTCTTCACCTGCTATTATTATTTTTAATAGATGATCTATAACAGCATCTGTAGGTTTTTTAAATTCTTCTTCTGTTCTTCTTTTTAAATCCTGTTTAATTTGTGGTTCAATAGGTCTACGAGCCATGTTAAGTTCCTTTTAATACTGTTTGTACATCTACACGCATACTTCTTAACTTTTTAAGTATGGCGATTGCACCTTGCGCTCTATATATTTCTATCTCATCATCACTCTGTTCTAATACACGTAGCGCATCGTGTCTCTTAGAATCTAAATATAAGTTAAACAGTTCCTCAAAGTCCGGTGTATTTACTAACGGTAAAATGTCTCTAGCAGTTTTAACGTCAAGCATTACCACCACCTCCTTGCTGTAGCATAGCCATTAACTCTGGTGGTATTTGTTGTCCTCCACCTTGAGGTGCTTGTGCCTGTTGTTGTTGCTGTTGTGTTCCTTCATTGGGTCCACCACCTGTAGCAAATCCTTGTTCTCCTGGTGCAGGTGCTTGACCAGTTCCTATATTACCACCACCTGTTCCAGTTGGATCAATGCCTTGTGGAGGTTGTGGATTCTCTTCTACAATTTGTTGTTGCATTTGTTGTAATAGTAACGCCTGTCTAAATGCTTCTTCAGGATTGTTTGTTACCTTATCTACATCCAGATCCATAGTTGCTGCTATCTCACGCATGATGTATGGGAACTTAGCAAATGGTGCTAGTACAGGACTGCTTGCAATCTGTAAGAAACTAATAAGACGCTGGGATCTAACTTCATTCTTCATAAAGCTTTCTGTGCCTCTAGCTCTTACTTCTAGATCACCACGTATCTCTGGATCAAAATCAAACTGCATATTAAATGCAAAGATTGCCTCACCCATTGGACGTAACATATAGTCATCCATGTTTTTAATTACTGTACGTATTGAATTACTGGCTGCACCCATCAACATAGATATACCTGATGCAGTTCTACCTGTTCCTTGCACACCAGTTTGTCCGTATGAATACGATGGTAGTCCAGATGATTCATCCGATAATACTCTTGCTTTATCAAATAACATCATATTTTCACTTGACACATTTGGAAACTTAGTACCAAAGATAGCCTGACCTGGCGCACCACCTTGTCTTCTAAAGATTTTACCAGGATATACTGTAAGATCCTGACCAGGTGCTAAGTTTGTTTCATCTACCTCAATCAATAGATTACCAGATAAGATAGCATTGTCAACTGCTAATCTCATAAAACCGTTCATTAATGTTTGGGTATCATCCATGTTCTCTGCTAGACCTACACCAAAGAAACTATATGGGTTGATCTCATATGGACTTGCAACGTAAGGAATACGTTTAGGTGTAAATGGGTTGATAACAAATCTTAGGATCTGATTGTTACATACCCAACAGTTAATCTGTATCTCATCATCATTGATATACTTCTCTGGTATCTCTAGATCCTGTAGTGATGCTATATCTTTATCTATTGTACCCCAAAACTCTAATACTTCAAATCGTTCTACATCACCAGATCCACTACCAGCAGAATGACCATCGTTTCCAAAGTCAGAAGCAGTCTCAGCATCTTGTATACTATCTTCCCACCATTCCTGAGAATAGTTTTCACCATAACCAATAGCTTCTTCTATAGCTTTAGATCTAAAGAAAGGACGTTTCTTCAATGCTCTTAGTTGTGGTCTAGTTAAACGATGACGTTCAATTGTATACGTAGCATCTTCTATATTAAATGCATCTGGATCAGGATAAAAATCCCACACAGAAGTATACTCTACCTTTGGTATTGTTTTAATAATTGGATCATACTCACCCTCTTCATCCCAGTTTGCGTATTCTTTATCTACAGCAAACGGACCTTTCATTATTGCAGTACCAAACAACACACACTCAAATACAGAGTGCCTTAGATGTTTAGTAGCAGAGGATTCTTCTAGCTGATCTTTAATTTTCTTTTCCATCTTCTTAGCAGCAACCATAGATGGATGAAATGTAATAGCAGATTGTGTTTGTCCTGGTCCTTCTTTAAGACCTTCTAAATCTTCTAGGTCTTCTTTTAAAGGACCAAGCATTTCTTTGAGCATATCTGTGGTGGTGCCAGGTTCTAAATTTAAACCATCACCTTCATAACCATATTGATTTTTTATTTGCTCTAGTGCATCTTCTTGTTCTCGTTCTTTTGGATCTACATGAACAGTATCTAACACACCTTCAGGTAATGCTGTAGGTTCTATACCAATAGGAAATCTATTCTGACTAAATAGAACATCTATAAGTTGACCATATGCAGCAAGTACTTTAGTTTTGGTTACTTTAATAAATACTCTTGACTTTTCTGTTTCGGTAAACTGAACATCAGGACCATACAATCCACGATAATTTCTATATGCCTGTACCCATCTTTCTTCATCTGTATATCTTCTAGTTCTTGCACGTTCATATCTACCCTTGACATAACTAACTAAGTTATCGTAGGTTTCTTCTTCAGTGTCACCATCTTCTAATGCACTTAGTTTATTTTTGTCTACCATATTTTTTCCTTTTTGGCTGCAAGGTTCTATTTAATTTCTTTGATACAACTGCTAAATTTTTTCTTCTGTTGTCTCTAGGATTACCATTCTTATGATGTACCTCCATACCTTTCGGAGGTTTTAACATCTTTCTAGCTTTATTTCTACCTGCTCTATCTAGTTTACCTTTAGCAGTTCCTTGAGTTCTAACATATTCTTTTTTATAATTTCTAGGTTTTTTCATATCAATACCAATGACTATAAACAAATACACCGATAATAAGTACTAATCCAAGTATCATACCAGCGTATGCCCAAAACATCTAATATCCAAACGTAGCATCCGATGCTTGGTAACGGTGTTTAGGTGTATTTTCATACGCTACTCTTATATTCGTAGGTCTAGACATTATCATGTACCTTAGTGCATCATATAAATGATCCTCAGATTTAGTATCAACATCTTCAGGGTTTCTAGCATCCACTGGTAATGCTGCTATCTGACTGATCAGGTTCTTACAATTCTTTAATATCTTTATCTTAGGATCACCAGTATCTTCATCAATCATTAATCTTTTATGTAACTCTATCTTACCTGCAACTCTAGACCCTGGTGATCTATCTGATGGCCTAAATCTACATCCTTCTTTATTTATAGTTTCAGCTATTGATGGACCTACATCGCCTCTCTTAGCCCAACATGAACTATCTAGTAATGCATCTTGTATTCTACCATCATCAGCTTCTACCTCCATAATCATCTGACCTAATTTATCTGCTGTCAAACGATTTACATACAACTCTCTATATATCCACAAACAACCATCAAAATCTACAGCACCCCATAATATTGCTGAGTGTGCTGCATATCCAAAGTCTGCTGCTCTTATCTTAGTCCATCCATTCGGTATCTCAAAACTATCACACGTATGCGTTGTCTTATCAAACTCAGGGAATGCACCTTCTTCAACTACATCCCAATCACCATACAAAAACTGTTTACGTTTTACTTCTGGTAGTGATGCCAACATAGCAACATAACTTTGATCTTGTGTGAGATACGGATTATCCCATACTGATGCTGCTATAAACTTTCTTGTTATTTCGCTTGACAGTGTTCTACCATCTAGCTCATACTCTATCTTCTCAGTTATTCTAGTGTTTGGTTCAGCAGGATCTATAAATAACTTTTTAACCCATGCTGATCCTATGTTACCTGGATTACCTGTAGCTCTCATATGCAAAGGTATACTAGGATCTGTAGTACGTAACGATGACTTTAAGAACTGCCATATATCTGAATTAGCATATTGTGGTAGCTCATCTATACCAATCCATGAATAGGACTGTCCTTGATATCTTAACACATCTTGTAAGTTTTCGCAATACCCAAATTCTATTCTAGCTCCACTTGGAAAGTACCACGTATTTTCTTGACTTTTAAATTTAGCTTTTGGTTCAGCCTTACGATATATCTGCTGAGTTTGGAATATAACATCTCTTAGTTCTGGCATCGAGCGTCTTATAAGCAATGCACGATGAGCAGGTTTGTGTACATATCTTAATGGTGCTATAAGAAGAGAATAAGTTTTTCCACCACCTCTTGCACCTCCATAGAAAACTTCACGTTCGCTAGCAGACAAGAATTGTGTTTGGGGTCCAGGATTTGGTTTAAAAATAACTTCATGTTGCTGCTCCTTAGAATCCGTAAAGTCTATAGATTCTTCAGGAACTTTACCTGTATCTAATTCTTTACTTAATCGTCTCTTCGCTTGTTCTGCCTTGATTCGGGTTTGTTTCTCAGTGTTTTTAAGGTCTTCGATTCTTCTTTGCTTGGGAGATAATTTACGTCTGCGAGTTTTTCTCCTAGCATCCAACTCCTCTTCAGTCCATGCCAACTTGTGTAACCTAGTAGCAGAAAGTTTTCTACCAGTTTCATTTTCTAACCACGCCGCCACCTTTCGTACAGAGTGATTACCTTCACGAATTTGAGTAATTGCTTCATCGAATTTACAAAGCACTCCTTCATTCGGCAGATACCACGCCACATTCCCTTCATCAACTTGGTAATCATATCCGTATGGAATTTTACCAATTGCTTTAATTTTTCTACGACTTGCATGATCAATCCTCTTTAGTGTCATCATCTTCCTCTAGGGGAGGCAATATCACAACAGCAGAAGCTACGCCCTTATGTTCGATCTTCTCTGTTTTAACTATACCAGTACGGTCTAGGATTTCTTTGGCAGCTGCTAAACGATCT